TCGACACCCGACGCGGTCACCCGCGCCGTCACTGCTGCTGCCCGGGTGAGTTTCAAGCCGACCGACGCGGCCGACGCTTGGATGATCCCAGCGCGCCGGGTCACTGCGGTCGCGGCCGTGGAGGCGGCGGTCAGGGTGACCGTGCCCGAGGCGCGCACGAGCACCCCGACGGTGAGGGCGTTGCCCGAGGTCTGTGTGGCGGTCGGGGTGATCGTGGCCGTGACGGTGGGGTTCCAGACCACGCCGTTCCCGGCGGCGGTGACCGTGTAGGTGACGCCTGCCGTGGAGCCGGCGACCACCGTGTTGGAGACGTACGCGTACCCCATGTACAGCTCGGACCCGGCGGTCGGGGTGAGCGTCGGCCAACTGATGGCCGTGGACGCCGTGGCGACTGTGTTGCCGCCCGTACCGTCGGCCGTCCATACGGTGTTGGCGACGCTGGACGTGAACTGCTCGGCGCACAGCTCGGTGGACGTCGACGTCACGGTGCCGCTGTAGGTGACGGTGACCGTCGTCGATGCCGTCGACGCGATCGTGCCGAGCCAGATCTCCAGGGTGCCGTTGAGCGTTGCGTTGTTCACCGACGCGATCCGCGACCAGGTCGACGGTCCGCCGCCCGACACCGACGACACGCTGATCGTGGAGTCGGAGACACGGACGATCAGCACCCAGGCGTTGCCCACCGTGGGGCTGGCGACCGTGAGGGTGGCGACGCCCGTACCGCGGTTCTGCTGGAGGCTCCCGACGGTCGAGATCGTCATGGTCGCCTCCCGCCGAGTCGGTCAGGAGAAACTGACCTGCATGGTCGCGGTCAGACTGTCGCCGTTGTTGAAGGCGAGGCCGGTGAACGAGGAGTGCAGGAGCAGCGACCCGTTCGTGATGGCGGTCGAGCCCGGGGGGTTGCCGCCGGTGACCGTTGCGCCGTTGGCGTGGGTGGCCGCAGTCGAGCCGTTGACGCCTCGGGTGACGGTCCAGGTGGTGGTGCCCTGGCCGGCGGTCACGGTCATGACCTCGCCGTCGATCTGGATGTTGTAGTTCCCGGAGCCCGGGAACCCGGTGGCGCTGGTCACGCTGATGGAGGTCGCGGAGGTCGAGGAGATGATGGCGGACAGCGTGGTCGCCTGCGGCTTCGACGCCGAGTCCCCGAGGAACGTCTCGGCGATCGTCTGCGAACTCGCCGACGTCAGCGTCCCCACCACCTGGTAGGTGTCGGCGGCCGTTGTGGTCGTCACCTGGCTGCTCGTTCCGGTGACGCGTGCCTCGGTGGCCTCCTGGAACGGAGCGACGTCCGAGTTGGCGGCCGTCGGCGTACCGATCCCCCAGCCGAGGAACTTCGGCTCGGCCTGGGTGGGGGTCGCGCCGATCAGGCGGCCGGTCACGATCTCCCGGCCCTTCCGCGTGAGGACGGTGGTGGTGGCCATGTCTGCTACTCCCTACTGGCGGCGCGGGCCGCTTCGCGGTTTGCCGCTGCTGCGCGGCGTTTGAACCGGGGCTGGCCCCACAGGCGCCACACCAGGCGGCGGAGGGGGTTGCGGTGCCAGTACGCGCCGACACCGAGGTCGATGACCTGGCCGTCGGCGCGGGTGATGACGAAACTCGTCGACGCACAGCGGGCGTCTGCTTCTGCTCCCGAAATGCTCACGTCGCCTCCGTCTTCCTATGGGTGGTCGCGACGTGGTCGTGCAGCGGACCGAAATCGAGGGAGACCGTGACGACGTGCGGGTGCCGGCCGAAGTCGACGCCGCGCTCCTGGAGCAGGATGTCCACCGGCGTCGTGCAGATCGGGCAGGGGATGGTGAGGTGGCTACCGAGGAGGGACGCCATGCTCAGGCCCCGAAGCGGCGTGCCCTGCGGAAGCCTTCCTCAACGGCGTCCCGAAGCTTCTTCTCCGACAACACGCTGCCCTCGACGTGGAGGTGGACCTGAGGAGCGGGAAGGTCCACGGTCTCGGCCTGCACGGCTTCGACGGTCACCCGATAGGTCTTCTCGGTGACACCGTTCTCGGTGTCCACCTTCCGGTCCGTGACCGTCCCGAAGACGGCCGGGAATTTACCGGCGTCGGCCTTCTCCATCAGCTCCCGCAGTTCAGCGGCCGTGCCGGTGTCGCTGACCCGTTCGATCGCGAAGACCAACGAGCCCTGGACGGTGAAAACCTTCTGGCCGTCGGTGTCCCGGAAGTGGATGTAGCCGTCTTCCGACTCGTCGTAGTACGCGGCCTCTACGAGTTGCGGCGCCTGGGCCTGGGTGAACAGTGCTCGGGCGGGCCTGATCCGGAACGTGTGGGTGCTGGGCATGCTGGTACTCCAGGTGAGGGGTGGGTGTTACCGCTGCTGGCGTCGGAACGCCTCGTCGCGGAGCCGCTTCCGAATGACGGCCGGGTCCTCGGCGGGCTCGGTAGGCGCCTCGGGCTCCGATTCAACATCCGGCTCGGGAGCCGGTTCTTCGCTGGCGACGACCGCTTCGGGCCCTGCGGCCTGCTCTGCTGCGGCGGCCTGCGCCGCTTCGGCCTTGGCCCGGAAGTGAGCGATCCACGCCATGGCGCCGGTGTCGTCGAGGAGGAGGTAGGCGAGGCCCTGGCTGGCCGCGTCGACCTGGTCGTCATGGGTGCCGTTCGGGAACCCGGCTGCCTCGGTCATGAGTTCCTCGGGATCGAACAGGGCGATGTTCTTGTCCGGGAGGTGCGCGTTGCCCGCCTCGATGGCAGGGGCAACTGCGTTGGCACGGGAGTACTTTGACTCCGTCGGGGTGATCGCGATGATCCCGGGGATCTTGCTCTTCAGCGTGTTGATGACCGCCGTACCGTTCGCCTTGTCCTCGACGAGCTTCGCGGTCGCGCCGGGCCAGCGGGCCACGAGGGCCTCGAAGGCTGTGACGGTGTCCGTGAAGCTGAGCCGCTTGCGGATCTGGTCGAGGAGGAAGACGTCGGCACCGCGGCGGGCCCAGACCTGGCCGACGACGTAGTCCGAGGACTTGGTGTCTTTGAACGCCATGTCCCAGGTCATGATGAGCTGATCGACGTCGGGGACGGTGTAGGCCTCGGGGATCGTCGGGTGCTGCGACCACAGGGGCGTCGAGTATCGGCGCCACCACTGCCGCTTCCACACGTTGCCGGAGTCCGGCGACGGGCGGCCCTGGTAGAGGCTCGTCCAGGTGCGGGAGCCGACGTCGTGCCGGGTGTCCTCCCAGTCCTTTTTCGTGCGACCGCGGGCGGACAGGAGGAAGGCGCCGGGCTCGCGGCCGAGCGCGTCGCTCTGGCCTTCCTCCGGCTTGTGATCGGCCTCGGCGGGGATGTTGACGTGCCGCCACTCGCGGCGGATGTCCTGAGCGAGGAGCCGTCCAGCGAGATCGTCTTCGTGCCAGCGGGTGAGAACGACGATGACCGAGGTGGTCGGTCCGAACCGGGTACGGGCGGCGTCGGTCCAGAAGTCCCAGGCGCGTTGCCGGAACGTCTCGGACTCGGCCTGAGCGCGGTCCTTGATCGGGTCGTCGATGATGAGGACGTCGACCGGGCGGCCGGTGAGGGCGCCCTGGATACCGACCGAGTAGACGCCGCCCTCGTAGTCCTGGATCTGCCATTCCTGCGCCGACCCCGTGTCGGTGCGGATCCGCAGGTCGAACAGCTCCCGGTTCGACTTGATGTCGTTGCGGATCGCGCGACCCCACCGGCGGGCGGTGCCCAGTTCGTACGAGGCGATGGCGATGCGTGTGTCCGGGGCGCGGGACAGCAGCCATGCGGGGAACGTGCGGCTGACTCTCTGGCTCTTGCCCTCCTGCGGGGGCATGGTCCAGATCAGGCGCTTGCATCGGCCTTCCGCGACGTCGATGAGGTTCTGGTCGAGGAGCGCGAGCGCCGGGGTACGGACGACCTTCGGGTCGAGTGCGCGGGCGAGGTCGTGCGGGGTGGGGTATCGATCGACGGCCGCGCTGCGGCCTTCCAATCGGTCGGCGGCCTGCGCGAGCGCGTCCATTTCGCTGGACACGTCCGTGCCTCCTGGGCTGCTTACACGGCGCGCAGGTGCCGGGCAGCCGCCTTCCGGGCGTCGTCAGCCTGCGGGCCAGTCACGCCGGCCGCCGCGAGAGCGGCCTCCAGCGCGGAGACGAGGGCGTCGGCCTGGCGCTCGGTGACGCGGGCCATGCGGTCCTCGATGTTGAGTTTCGCGATCATGCCGAGGACGCTGCCGGTGCGGTCCATCGCCCGCTCGTACAGGGCGATCTCGGCGCGCAACTGCTCGGCGCCCGCGCCGCCTTCGTAGCGGACGCGGTCACCGAGGTTGTTGACGATGCCGCTGATGGCCTCCTGCCAGGCGAGCACCTGGCCGGCGAGTCGTGACAGTGCGGCGAAGGGGTCCGCGACGGGTTGCACGTCGAGTTGGGCGAGGAGGCGGTGGGCGTCCTGTTCGGCCTTCTCCGCGCGGGCGGCGGCGCGCTGGTTGCGGGTGTTCCCGCCGTGGAGGCGGCAGCGGCCGGTGCCGACGTGGTCGGTGCCCCATCCCGCAGCGAATGTGCACGTCTCACCGGGGGCGCCCTGGCGTTTCTGGGCCCCGCACTTCGGCTTACCGTTGTCGGCGTGCTCGGGGCGCAGGCTGCTCAATCTCGGCTCCGCTGGTTGAGGCGCAGCGCGCGAGCGCGGCGGTCACCGATCTGGAGGACGGTGGAGACGGCGTCGAGGTCGCCCTTCATCGCGCTCGGCCACACGGCGGCCTGGAGGCGGTCGTAGCGCAGGACTTCGAGGACCCGCAGGTGGTCCATGGGCAGGCCGTCGTACTGGGTGTCGGCGACCTCGGTGGCGGCCTCCAGCGCGTCAGCGGCGTCGGCGTAGCCGAGTCGTCCGGCGATGGTGTGCCAGTCGACACCGGCCAGCCGAAGCTGGAGGGCCTTCTCTGCGTCGCGATCGTTGGGCACGTCCGGTCACCTCCTGGTGAGGGAAGGCGCCTGTGGGCCGCTCTCTTCGTGGGAGGGCGGCCCACAGGCTCTGGAGGTGCGCGGGCCGCCGAGCCCGGTGGGACTGGCGGCCCGCTGTGTGGGATAACGGGTAGTCAGGGGGTCAGGCCGCGACGGTGTCGACGTCCTCGTCGACTTCGGCGAACGCGTCCTCAAGGCTCTCGGGCAGGTGGGTGCTGACGTCGCCGCAGGCCTGCGCGGCGGCGGACCGTGAGCCCTTGCAGAACACGAGGACGTCCTGGTGGACGCGGCCGAGGCCGCGGGTCGCAGTGAACACGTTCCCGGCCATGACGGCGGCGGACCCGGCGAGGGTGACGAGGACGGCGCCGGAGGCGTAGGTGAGGCCGGCGGCGGTGGCCGCGCGAATCGTGACACCGCGCAGGTCGTGCAGCGCGCCCTTGCTGTCTCGGGCGTCACCGACGACGAACACGGCGTACCGATCGTTGCGCAGCGCGCGGGCGACTCCGGCGATGATCCGGGCGTACGCGGCGTCGAAGTCGTCGTGCGTCATCGTCGAGAGGTCCGCCGGGTCGCTGGAGTACTGCTCCAGGCTGTAGTACGGCGGGCAGGTGAGGACCATGTCGGCGCTCTCGGGGTCCAGCCGTTTCACCCAGCCGGCGCTGTCGCCGGTCGACCAGCGTGGGTCAGTGGTCAGGAGGCGGCGCTCGACGAACTCGTCGCGCTGCTCCCGGTTCGACTCGATCTGCTCGGGCCGCAGGTCGTTGCCGTAGTACGAGCGGCCGAGGACACTGGCGACGAGGCCGCGTACGGAGCCGCCGGCGAACGGGTCGAGGACCGTCCCGCCGGGCGGGCAGAACCAGCGGTAGGCCAGTTCGCACAGCACCGGGTCGAACACCGATGTGCCGGACTTCAGCGACGTCTCCATGGGCACGTAGTGCTCGGCCTCGAACTCCCCGTGGGTCAGACCGCGTCCGAGCGTCTGCTCGGCCTCGGTCTTCTTCCGGTAGTAGTTCGGATCGATCATGGACAGGTCAGAGAAGGCGAGCCCGTCACCACGGCCGATCTCACTGCGGATCCCGAGGGACAGCCACTGCTTTTTCCGGGTGCGCCACCAGCCCTGGCGGGAGTCGAGGACGTCGAACGGCGGGATGAGGAACCGGTCGGCGAGCGACGGCCGCTCCACGTCCTCGCCGGCGCTCTCCAGCTCGTCGAG